CGAACCTTTGAGAATGGTGTGTGATGTACGCCCGAAAGAACCTTACCGATCCANCCTTTTGGCTGATTGTCAATAAACTGAGGCTTATCATAGTAGTCAGTATCGTCTGGGTAAACTAACTCGATATTATCAATACCATAATCTGCTGCATGAGCAAGGAAACTTTCCTTAAGACTTCCATATCTCTTTCCATCATGGAAGATTTCGTTTAAATCAGAATGTGAAAGTGTTGGTGTCTCTGCTGTTCCGATGTAACCTTCGCTCATATCAAATGCATTGTGTTTCATTTCTTCATCTCCTTCTTCGTTTTCACCAGCACCGTTAGCGGCCTGTTCAATTAAATACTTAAGAACGTCCTGCTGTTCTTCATTCATCGTTTCGATAACATCGCCGATGGTTCTCTCTTTTTTCTCTGTGTCTGCCACGTTCGTGTCCTCCTCTTCTTTCTTGTCGCTATGCTCAATGACCGGTTCTTCTTTTTCTGTATCAACAGAAATTTCGCTGTGTAGCAATAAACCTTCTTCATCGACATACTCGATATATGCTTCTTCATCCTCGAGAGCTCCGTGTTTGATAATGTTTGTTATCTTAGCTCCAGGATTTGCTCCGGCGAGTACTAAACTTACTTCTTTTATGTCTCCATGAAGTACATCTCCACCCTGCTGAGAAAGCTGGTTAGCAAATATACTCAAACCGGAAATGTCTTTATGCTGAACAAGCATCTTGGCGTACTGTCCGTTTTCGGTTTCATTGAACATTCCATATGCTCTAACGCCGCCAGGTTCATTAACTAGCAGACATTTACCTAAAACGTTTGTGGGGTCGTTATGCTGATGGTTCCAAACCATTGGCACAATTTCGCCATCATTATGCTTGAATGCATCTTTGCGTATGGTTCTGCCATCAGTGCAACGAATATCGTTTTTGGTTGCCCATCCGACAAAATCATAGTTGTCAAACGTTTCCATTTTGAATTTCCTCCTCTTCTAATATTTGATTGTTTTGGTTAAGCTCTGCGTCCGATTGGTTAATGTTCTTGTTACGAAGTTCATCAGCCTTAGGGTCACTCGATGGCTTAAATCCAACTATTTGTCTTACTTCGTTAGAAGTGAGAATCTCGTTTCTTGTGAATTTATCAGCGATATCTGCTATAGAAGAAATAGATACTAACTTGAAAGGTTGTCCGAAATAGACTATAGATTTGTTCTGCGTTCTTGCAGTCTTTGTTAAGAATTTTCGTTTCATTTCTAAAACGATAGTATCGAGAATAACTTCGATGATACGACTGTTATAATTCATCATCTCTTGCTCTGAGGCCGAACCGTCAAGTATACTTTGTGTAATACCCAACTGGCTGAGCATTTGAATAGTAAGCGATTCGACCTGAGACGCTAAAGTGTTTTCAATTGGTCGATTCAACTGTGTTACTTTTTCAGTCGCGTCTATGTACGCTATGCCTCTTGGAGAATTTGTCAACTGATCCTCTAAGCTTTTAAGACGTTCCTCGGCCTGTCCCCTCTTAAGTTCGGTTTTAGCCGCATACGGTAACTGAATAATTAAATCCAATTTACCAGAGCCATGCATCTCATCTATTTTGTCCAGTAACATTACTTTTCGATTCAGGCGCTTGTACGTTGAATTTGGTGTATTCATTACTGCATAAAATGGATTTTCGAGAATAGCTACCGAGCGTTTTTTAAAGATTAGTTGTTCTTTTTTACCGGTTCGTTCGTTATAGACTTCTAGCTTTACGTGTTCTGGGTACCATTCCACTATTTTTCCGACACGCATTGTTTCTATATCAAACGAATCTTCTTCAAAAATGTTAGTTGTAGTGTCTATAGGAGCAATCGCTACATAACCTTCATCTAACATTGAAAGAACTACATCATGAAAAAAAGCCATACTAGACTGGTCTATGTTGGCTTCTAAGGTTAAACAGTTATTAAGTTTTGTGTCCAACTGATATAAGAAACGGTCATTCTCATCCAATTGGGCGTGCATGATATGTTTCTGAGAAACGTCAACAGCAATTCGATTAAGTACCGATGACATTATTGTCTTAGCATTATTGCTAGATAAAGTCACTTGATCTGGTCGAGTGCCATATGAGACACCACCGTAATATGTGGGGGCTCGTTTATTATTTATAATGAATGCGTTCCACGCATGTTTGATTCTAGATCCTATTGTACTCATAGTAATCCTTTCTTTTTATCCTTCTTATAATTTACAGGCGCTGTTTTTACGTTATATATATGAGTAAGTGGAGCGTTAAGGTTAAGATTTATTGCAGTCGTTGCCATTATTCCTCTTTTTGTAATGCGTTGAGTAAATGCTCTGTCAATAGGCATATAATAAGATGCTGCCATTATAGCAGTGGCCGTTGCAGCACCGGCTACCGTTTTTATAGCCGTTTGTCTTTGTTTATATTTTTTTTCTTTATGTATGTCTTCTAACGACATGTTTTTTGACTTTGCCATTTCATTACGTTTTTGCTGCTCTTCATACTTTTTATATGCCTCATATTTATCACGGGTTTTCTGTCGTTTCGTTTTATCGATTTTGTTTTGATATGCTCTAATATTGCTATCGTAGTATTGCGATAGCGCTTTGGATCTTTTAGTAAGATATTCATCTCTATATGCTTTACCCTTGTCTGTCATTTGCCCGTCTTTGGTTAAATATCCTTTTCTAACTCCCCACTTCATACCTTTAACACCATGATGGTAAATTTCACAGCCGTGTGGGGTAACTGCTAAATATATAGTGTTCATTAGTGTCCTCCGTTCAAGTATTTGAGTCCTCTAACATACATGTTGTCGGTCCATTCTATTGTGTTGTTTTTTGTTTCTGTTACTGGAGTTGTTATTACGCCCTTCTTAAGAAATTTGACAAAGTCGGTACTACCAGATGAGCTAGACGTACTCGGAACAGCGTTATTGATAGCACCTTTGATAAGCATCCCTGAAATTGATTTAGACCCTGCAGATCCAGTTCCGGCGGAATATCTACGATTCATATAATCGTTATATACGTACTTGGCTGCTCCCGTAATATTGTTGTTAGTCACTGAATTCATATTATTGGTAGTCGATGCTATTTTAGATGTGATCTTATCGATTGCTCCAGAACGTTCGGCGTTCTTGTAAACTTCTGATAAATATGTTCCTACAACGTATGATCTAGCATCTGCATAAGTTTTAATTCCAGTGTCAACAGCGCCTTTAATCTTTTTACCAGTTTCAGTTTTACTAGCTGCAACTACAGAAGACATAATAGAGTCGCTATTCATAGAGAGAATTTTTGCAGCTTTTGTAGCACCCGCAGCACTTAATTTAGCAGTTACAACTGGACTGCCTAATGCCATTGCTATACCAGCGGCAGTGGCCGCTCCTGCTCCTGCAGTTTTAAGTACTTTATCTCTAACATACTTCTCGTCTGCTATCATCTCATCCAGACTTAAATTCTTAATGTTTTCATTTAAACTTTTTCTAGATACTTCTGCGTCTTTCTTTCGATTAAGCCATTTCTGTCTTTCTTCTTTAGTCTTAGCTTTGTCAGCTTTCTTTTGATACTTCTTTTGATAACGGTCATAATATGCGTTATTTCTTTTTATACTCCGCTCTATATACCTATCTCTGTGAAGTTTCCCTCGTTCATTTAGTGAGCCGTCAACGTTTGTGTATCTGCTTCGACCAGTCGCGGTAAGTGATCCGTCTGTGTTTTGAAATCGCCTGATTCCCCACTTCTGTCCTTTAATACCGTGTTGATACAGTTCACAACCGTGAGGTGTCACGGCCATATAAATAGTATTCACCAGCGTCCTCCTATTCGAATGCATCTCTGTTTAGTTTGTAAGCTACATACGCATCTATCATTGCTGCTACTGCGTCAATTTTATGCTCGTATCTCTTCTTCCAAAGCTTTCTGTTTCCATTAGTGTCTTCTAACGTAATACAATTACCCATGGTGAACGTGACAAGCGATTCGTCGAATAACAGCAGTCTTTGTTCTGCGTATTTCTTAAGTTCTCCAAGAGGTACAGTTTCAGTCTTAGCACCCTGAGGAACTTTTACTATTCCGAATGGACCATTCTCAGTTTCCCATCTCTCAATAAAATCTTTTGCGTTATATGGGTCGTATCCTAAGCACACAACTTCGTAATGTCGGTCAGCTATAAACGCTTCGAGTTCTTCGTAAACTCTCATCATGTCGAGTACCGTTCCCGGCATAATAATTAAAGAGCCCTCGTCTATGAACTCTTGATACTTGCTTCTCATAGCTGATGGCAATTTATTTAACGTGTATTCAGTTATATAGTTATGGGTTTTAACTCCGAAGCCACCGCCCGGAATAGGAAATAAAAATGTGAAAGAACAGAAGTCATCTCCCTGAGATAAATCGATACCCATAGCACACGCCATGTTCCAATAGTCTCTTTTACGATGTGGGAGTGTCTCTTCATAGGTAAAGAAGTATGTATAACCTTCCATTGGTAATCCGAATCTTTTAGCTAAAATATCGTTTCTAGCACTCGGAACGTTTTCGGCTTTTTCTACATCCTGATGGTAGACCTCATACTGAACTGTCTTGCCAAGGTTGGGATTAGCCTTTAACCACATTTCTGGTTGACTTACTTCTTCAATAGAATCTAACTTATACCAGAAGATTGACACATGTGGCTGAACGTATTCGCCCTTAAGTATCTTCATTAATTCCATTTTGATTGAATCGCCTGCTCCGTTACGAACAGTTCCTTCTGACGACGTAGCTATAATCATCCAGTCATCTAACTTAGAAGCACCCTGCTCAATAGCGCCTATAGGGTCTTCTCTTAAATCACCAGACAACCACTCGTCTAATGTAGCTACTTTGCATCTCAATCCCTGGAGTTTGTTAATAGACAACGGTCTTTGTTCAAGTAACGAACCTGTTACAAAGTTTCTTATACCGTCTTTAGTAGATGCTAGCTTTTTACGATTTGCAACGTTTCCTGTTGTATTCTGTAAAGAGCCAGCGGTAAGAAATTTGAATAGCGGACCTCTAGCTCTAGTGATAGCGGTCGCGTAAGGAGACATAGTCTCATTAGATAATTTCATAGTAGGTGCTACTGCGATCTGATGAGTAGTTTCACCGCCAATGTTCTCTTCGTATGCTTGAATGCATGTATCATAAATAGATTTGGCAGCGCCTCGTCCTACTATAAGATATTGCTTATTAATAAGTCTTTTCTTAACAACTTTTGTGACCCACTCTCCGCCGTGCATAGACGGATATGGTTCAAATACTGGTCTCTCCTCAAAGTAGTACCAGCCATAAAGTTGTTCTCCCCACAGTTTAAAAGAATCCAATAGATGTAAGTCTGAACCATCGCTTAACGTTAATTCATTCTCACAAAATGCTATCCATCCTTCTACCGGTGCCGGGTCGTAATATACACCTGGATTTTCTATGAGTGCATCGATACGATTCATCTCCATAGAAATCTCTCTACAGACCGGTATATCACCCCTTAGTACAGCTTCTCTGAACATCCCATAATACTTAGGGGTCGCGGTGTTAGATAATGCCATACACATGCCTCCCGTGAAGTATTATCTTTTATTCTTCTTGTAATAGTTGCTATATCCGCCTTTTTGCATATTATAAAGATTACTTCCTGGTATATAGCCAATGTCACTATCATCCTTGAAATATCGTTTACGCTCTTCTGGTGTTATAGTACGATAATCAGTAATACGCTTATAGGATTTAAGAACTGAGTTTTGTTCTTTATCCATTCTGTTGTAATAGTTATCCACAGCTGTTCTTTCATTCCTAAGAGCATCGACCTTCTTTTGATTCTCGAGATTGTATTTGTTTCGCTCGTACTGCTGTTTGAAGCGTTTTGCATCGCGAGCATCTCTATTAATCTCTATTTGTCCTCTGTTCTTAGTGTTCTGAAGTTCAACCTGATTAGTTCGCATTCTCGTAACACTTCCATGTATCTTAGATGCGTAATCAGACATTATACTTGCAGTTTTAAGAGCCTTGATTATTTTGTCTGCTTTTTCTCTTTTTTGATTATTGTCTGGAACACGACCTTTTACTTGATCGATTAATTGAAATCTTGTGATTGTTTTTTCGAGATCAGAGTTGCTAAATAGGTCTGCATTATCTAACAAGTCCTTATAAGAACCGGAACGAATAATGTCTTCTTTCCTTTTTTTAGAATCTACGTGATTGTCAGATTGTGAGTTTTTATTAGTTTGTAAATGGTTTGGATTAGATTGAGGGCTATCGTCGGACCTAAATCCATACTTCTCAAGCTTTTTGCGGTACTTTTCATCTATTTTAGCTTTCTTTCGAAGACCAGCTTTGGTTAGAGTACCGTCTTTTCTTCGATACTTTCTGAATCCCCAACGCATACCTTTAACACCATGATGGTAAATTTCACAGCCGTGTGGGGTAACTGCTAAATATATAGTGTTCATTAGTGTCCTCCTTATGGTTTTAAAGAGTTGATTCGGAATTCGAGTTCCGATAAGTTTTCTTTCATACTGTTCTGTAAAGTCGCGTTGCTCGACGGGTTAAACAGTGTTCTAACTTTGAACACGATATACTGCTTTACAATGTTGAATAATTCTCTATCACTAGGATCTTTCATTATCTCAGCCCAAGTAGTCTCATTATCTTCTACGACATGAGTGTTTAAAACGTCAGAGCTAATCTGATTAAGTATTGATAGGGAAGTATTTAAAGCAGACAGTACATCTGTGTCAAAGTCGTGGTCGTCAGCGCCTAAATAACATCCCTCTTTCTTCACAGAGTTAAAGACGCTTTCATTAATATTGTTAATGGTCATTGTTACTACCTCCATGGGCATGTATCATTTGGTCTTCTAATGGTCAAGGTCTTTTCGTTAAGAAAGATTCGTTCGTCTCCATAATGGATTGCTCTGTGTGTACTTTCGGTAACACAAATAACATTCTCCAAAGAGAACAACTTATCAGTTCTGTAAATTATGTCTTCCGCAGTTATGGGATTGATGTGATGAATTATCACTTTAGAATTAAGAATATCGTAACCTTCGATTCCTAGATCACAACAGTTATCTCGAATAATAACACTATTGCGGAATCGTCGCCACTCGTTAGATTTATAAAAAGCTTGATTAAGATATCGGTCAAAACCAAATGTCTCGAAACCGACTTCACCATGAAGATTAAGATACTGAAAACGCCCTTCAAACGTTGGTATCTTTATTAGTTCAGAATATGTTTTATTCGTCATACTCACCACGTCCAGTGTAACGCTTAAGAGCTATTAGAACTTCGCCATAATCGACATCTGCTTTAGCTGCATCTTCAATTGCTTTTGCTTTGGACTCGAGAAGCTTAATCTCTTTTTCCAGCTTGGTATTCTCTAGTTCTTCACGTTTTCTTTTGACATCTCGATTGAGATAGTGAGTAATAAGTTGCGAGGATGCTGTGCCATCCCTAAGTTTTTGTTCAGCCGCCTCTACTGCCAAACCGATTAATTCGAGTTCTTTGTTCTCACTACTAATCATCGGTCGACTAAGAGGTTCCTTCTTCTTTGCCATGTTAATCCTCCTTTAACTTTTATGCTTAGCAGAATCCATAGATTACGTTTTAGAGATTTGATTATAATAGCAGTGGTGCAATGGTACACCATACGGTTCGCTAAAGAACCATGAACAAACAACAACTATATCGAAAGGAGTGAATGCCAACCGTGTGGTGTATAATGTATAAATGGGCAGAAAGGAGGCATATTGCATGAAAAGTTTTCGTAATCTATGAACCCTGCTAAACATAAAAGTC